TGTTACATTCCCTGTAACATCTCCTGTTACATCTCCTTCTAAGTTGGCAACAATAGTTCCTGCTGTCCCTGATACTACATCCGAGCTAAAGGAAGCATCCGGAATATAAGTAAGCTTCGGTGCTGAAGCTGAAGTGCTTACATCTACACCAAGAAAAGCTGTCTTCGCAGTTGAGCCTGTATGCCAATGAGGTTTGATTCCAAGATCAAATCCACTATCGGCTGAAGGTGCTGATCCGTTTGTAAGCCCCATAGCTATTGTAGGGTTGTCAACTACCAAATTATCAGCTTTGACTTCTGATGAATCACCAACTACTAAAAGATTTCCACTTACTGTAGCATTACCTGTTACAGTCAAGTTATCGGCAACTGTTGTCTCTGAAGTGCTATGACCTAAAGTAATGGCTGTTCCACTAATTCCCGTTCCAATACTAACAGATTCAGAACTATTCGCTGTGTCAACGATTAAATAAGCATCTGAACCTTGCTTAATGGTAAGGGCTGTAGCTGAATTATCATCTACTGCTATATTAATATCTGTGCCATCTGCTGAAATACTATCCAATGCAATATCATTTACATTCGTGATGCTATTATCTCCAAAGGAAGTAGCACCAAGTGTTACCGATCCTGTTGTGCTTAAAGCACTAGAACCAATATCAATAGCACCAAATCCACTTGAAATAGCACCTGAATTAAGAGTTCCTACAGTTGTTACATTAGATAATGTATCAAGAGAACTTTCCATATATGCTTCTAAATCAGAAGCAGGAATTTGCTTAGTAGTTGTTCCATCAATAACAATAAAAGCATCTGCGTCTGCAATAGTGATGGATGAAGTAGATTTCGCTGAACCATCAAGTAGATTTAATTCAGATGCAGTTGATCCTATGGCTGTGCCATTCAAATTGATAGCATCAGCATATAAAGTTCCATCAAAATATCCATCCTTAAACTCATAAGAACTTGAGCCTAAGTCTACATCGTTATCTGTAGTTGGAAGGATAGAACCATCGTTAAATGTTACCTGAGTCTCTCCACCTGTACTTACTGTGATAACATCTGATCCTGAAAATTCAATAGATGTATTTGTATCCCCATCTCCTGCGATAGAATCAAGTTGAATACTTCCTACGTTGGTAATGTCATTGTCACCGAATGTAGTTGCCCCTAAAGTAACTGAACCTGTTGTAGAAAGAGAATTTGATCCAATGTCTATTGCACCGAAGCCTGAACTGATAGCACCACTATTTAATGTTCCAACTGTGGTAACATTGGACAAAGTATCTAAGGCTGATTCAAAATAAGTTTCAAAATCTGTTAGGGCTACCTGCTTCATTGTCCCTGCATCATTTACGACTACTCTATCAGCATCAGCCAATGTGGTAGAAGAAGCTGAGGTATCACCATCAACTATGTTTAATTCTGCGGCTGTTGAGGAAATCGCTGTACCATTAAAATCAATGGCATCTAAATAAGCAGTTCCATCTATATATATGTCCTGCCATTGTTTAGTTGAACTTCCTAAGTCATAAGTATCATCATCATCTGGGATTACATTAGAATCAATGTCAGCCCCAAAGGAAACTGTATCAGTATTAGCATCACCGAAAGTTAAATTTCCTGAGATCGTTGCATTTCCAGTGACAGAAAGATTTCCTGTAACAGATAAATTATCAGCCACAGTAGTTTCAGAGGTAGTATGCCCGATGGTTATGGCAATTCCTGAAGTTTCAGTAGCAACTTTTAAAGCTCCAACTGCATTGGTTATATAAGAATTAGAGCCATCATGATAAATTTGCATATCGCTACCAGTACCAAACTTAAATTTATCGGAATCTGGTACAATCAGATCGCCACTTGAGTCCACAGTAACAGCTTTTGAAGCTTGTGAAGTTCCAAGTGTTGCAATATCTAAATAGTTTAATTCGGCAGCACTACTCGTAACAAGCGTTCCACCAAGTTGTAAGCCATTACTTCCATCGTGGGAAGCGATGTCAAAATTATATGCACCATCTATAATAGATGCTGAAGCCGATCCTAGTTTTAAAACAGATAAAGTACCATCTCCATCATAAACCCCTGCTTCCGTAGAGCCTAAACCACCATCTACATGAAGAAGTTGTCCGTAACCATCTGCTATCCTTGTGTTTGTTAAATCAGTTGCCATCAGTCAAATGCCCCTGTCTTGTATTGTTCCTCATAAAAATCTTTATCAAAACGCGTCTGAACACGGCTAATAAGCCTTCTAAGAGCAGAACTCTTACATTCTGGACATATATGTCGTTTTTTAGAGTACACGCCTGTAAATACCTCAAATACGTTTTGACATTTTTTGCATTGAAATTCGTATATCGGCATTATTTTTTTGATTTCTTTGCTTTTATCTCTTTTCCTGTTTCATCTACTTCCTTAAAGCCCTGTTTAATATATTCTTCTAACTGTTTTTTAGAAGGATTTACTTTTCCAATAATTGCTCCAGTTTTATTTTTTAGCCATTTCATATTTAGTCCTTTTGGATAGTTACTTTCATTCTAAGCACGTATGAGTATCGGGGTGAGAAAACTCACCCCTTTACTCAGTTCAATCAATCAACCCTTACGGATTGTTGAAGTTAGCAACTGCACAAGCTGTGCTATCAGCCGCATGACTAGCTTTTGCACCAAAAATAACGTCAGCTACGATTGATGTACTAAGGTAATCAATATCATAACTTGACTGTACTCTTGGAGATAGTTGCATAGCAAAGTAAACTGCTTCTCTTTTGAAAAGAGTTGCAGTTTCATCGCCTGTGCCACCATCATCATCCCAATCTGTGCTTACGAAAGTTGGAACGCCATATACCATACCAACTGAACCACTTGCAACTGGGTTTGCATCATCGCCTCTACGAGAAGCGTCATAAAAGTCCTGCAAAGACAAAGCACTCATGTAACTTGCAGGTGAGCAATATAAGAAAGCTTCACCATCGGTGTATGAATGTCCTGCATCTAGGAACTTTTGTAAAGCACTTCTGATAAGTGCTGTCGTGAATGTATTGTCTGCACTGAGGGTAACATCATTTCCCGTTTGAGCTTGAAGAACGCTCACTGCAATATAATTTTCAATATATTTTGCAATAGCATACCCCATACTCTTAGCATACATATTAAAAAGGTCGGCTGATTCTTGTACTTTGACAATATCGCCAATTCTTTTTGCTTCGTATGCATGTTGATCTATGGAAAGGTCAACTTTACCATCTGTATTCGCACCGTAAGTAACTGCTGAACCAGAACTTAAAGAAGCTGCTGTTTCTTCTGAGACTTTTGGAACGTGAATGGTGTCTCCACCTGACGATACAAGACTTGACAAGTCGGTTACTTGATTTCTTAGCTGAAATTGTCTTTCAGCGTAGTCAAGAATACCGTCTGACCATAGTTCGGGAATAAAATTAGCCGCAGTCGTTAAAGTGACTTCTGCCATTTTCTAATCCTATCTTTTTGTGTAACCTGCCAAAACATTTTTCCAGTTTTTTCTTTGATCGTCTCTATTCATGTCAGTAAATGGTTTTGACTGAACAGAAGAAAATCCTGCTAAAGAACTGTCTGTTTTTGCAGGTTTGTTGTTAATTAATTTATCATGTACCTTCTGTAATACGGGTGTTGGAAGGTCTGCATAGTCTTCCCTTTCATTTTCGGGAAAATCAGAAAGCAGTTTTTCTCTCGTAGATGTTTCAAGTGCGTTTGCCCGTTCAATAATGGGTTGCAAATCAGCAATCTCTTGATCCTTGCTTTCAAGTTGCTTTTTCAAGTCTTCAGCAAGTTCTTTAAATTGCTCATTATCTTCCATTTTTTTCTGCCTATCAACATCCATTTGCTTCTGAAGTTGGTCTAACTTCTTTTCTGCGTTCTGAGCCCTTTGCCGATATTTTTTGCTTTCTGCTATAAAATCGGCTACATTGACATTACTAAGAGTAGATTGCTCTACCACTTGCTCTGCTACTTGACTCTCCTGAGTCTCTATGGTTTCTTCGGTCATGCTGACCTCCTATGTATTAAGTCTTTACCCAACGCCTTTATCTGTGGCTATATTAATTTTTCTTTGTATTTCTTGAGTAATAGCACCTGCAATAAATGCGGCTACTCGATCTGAGATTCCAAACCATTTTCTTAGTTTGTTGTTTGCTTTACCTGTTTGATGCCAATTTCCTATTTTATCTCTCAATGCAGATACTCTTACTTCTACTTTATTCCGTTTTGGCGACTTTAAAATTAATTTTTTCATGGTGCCTGTAGCAAACAAAGGGGTTGCTGGCTGTTCATACCCTGCGGCTTTTTTTCGATTAATGGTTTTCTTTTCTAATTTCTCTAACGGTTTCATATTTACGCCAAGTCCAGCAGAGATTCTTTCATCATGATCCTGCACAATAGCCTCTCCAATCTGTTTCAATCCCTCAGTAAAGTCCTCAAAAGCATCGAACTCATACTCAACATCATCTATTTCCAGTGTAATTTTTATGATTCATCCTTTATTTCATCAGAAATTCTTCCATCAGGCTTTACACTTTCTTCATTTGATTGAGAGGCTCTTTGCAATAGTCTTTGCACTTCTTCTTCCGAAGCATCTGGATTGTGTTCTATTATATAATCTTCTCTCGTAGCAAGACCCATTTCCAATAAAAACTTCCAATGCTCTCTTGTATCTTGAGCAGACATTGGGAATCTAGGCTCTGAAAAGTCTACAGGATTTTCCTCTCCTACACTTTTTCCGTGAAAACTTAAAATATTTTTGTCTACGTTAAATCTTTCTTTTTCAAAAGTACGCCATATAGACCCTATATCAGTTTTTAAACTTTCCGTTAGATCAATTTCTAACATTTTTAATGACTCTCCTGACAAAACAGTATCTTTCCCTTTCGACCACTTTGTTTTTAAATTATTATTATAAGCGACGGAGTCTACAAAAAATCGTATAGACTCTACATAGTCGGACAGACTAGAGCTGGGAGACTGAAAAGAAAAAGAAGCACCTTCAGGCAGAGTAATAATATTGTCTACACCTAACTGAAAAGCAGACTCGTCATCAATACCTGTGGCGACAGGTTGTCCCAATGCCTGTAATCTCATACCAAGCGATAACTCTGTAAGCATAACGTTAATAGTTTCATTCATACTAATCACATCTGAAGCACCTTCTCTGAACCAATCTGTTGTGAGAGGTCTTCTATGAGCATAGGTTACAGGAATTACTCCATAGGGATTAGTTCTGCCTTCATTTCCTTCTACTGAGTATGTATCGCCTTTAGCGTTAATTAAATAATGTTCTTCCTTGCTCCAAAATGCAAAAAGGTCTTCCGAATCAGCTTGAGAGGACTCATAGGAGTATAATGGGTATAAAACGGCTACGGGTTCTTGCTCAAAAGACTGAAATAGAGGGTAAAACTCTGTTAAAAGATCATATTCTAGCTTTTCTTCATCTTCATTAAACTTACTTCTTAGTCCCATTGTACCTAAAAGATAGGTCAGTCTCTCAATATTAAGCATAGCACTATCAAGACCTGAAGTATTTTCTTGATAGGTAATATTTGCTCGTTTGGGAGGAATTTTATAAACAATACAACGTGAATTTATAATTTTTGCTGTTACATTTTGTGCGACTAAAGGAACTTGGCTTAACGCCCCATCTGTAAAATAATCCCTTAAATCGCTTTCCATTTCACTAATCATACCCTCGTAATACGAAACAAACTTCATTCTTTCGTCTGCTCGTTTCTTTTTTGAGGTATCTAGGTATTCTTCGAGGGCTTTTATTACACTTAATTCAGAAAGATCATTAATTAACATATTACCACCTAATTACAGAAGCTTTTTTTGCTACAATCGGAAAAAGAAAATGAAGCCCATAACCTAAAGCATCTGACATGTGGGTAAGTGATGAGTCTGATTTGTCTATATCTCCCGATTTCCAAACAACTCTTTCTAAGTCAGAAACAAGTTTTGGACAGTTTTCTATTGAAAAACGGCTTTTGCCGTCTCTAATTAATAACAAATTATTGACAGAATTAATCCTGTCCTTTACCGATGGATTTTTTCTTTTGGCTTTAATCTTAAAAAAATTATCTCGTAAAATTTGATGATCTGACTTAGAACTAGAGGTTTTTCGAGATGCACCTGTAGCGTCAGGGTAAACATAGGCTCTGGGGAATTCTTTTCTTATCATTTCAGCCATATCATAAGTATTTGCATTCTGAAGAGACCATTCTTTAAAAATATGTACGGTTTCTGCTATTTTTACAAATGCACAAGCTGACATTGGATTTACATTGAAGTCCATACCAATATGAATGTCCCCGTGTTTTATCTCACTCTTTAAATCAGGTCGTTCTACTACATGAAATTCTCTATCAAAGTTTTTATATACTCTTCCCTGTTGAAGATTGACAAACTTACCATAAACATAAGCATCTACCATTTCTGCTGAGTAGGTTTCTAATAAACTTTCTTTATATTGTTCGGGGAGGTGTGGATTGCTTAATGTATTTCCAAAAACAACTCCAACATCATATTGATCTTCATTATTTAAGGCTATATCATATCCCCAATTCAAAGATTCTGGAGTTCCTGTTAAAAATATTTCTCTTTTTGTTGCCTCGGGATGCCTTACTCTCGAAATACCTATATCAAAAACATCCTTACTCTGTATAAACGGCTCATCTATTCCGATTGCCGCTAATTCCTGACCTAATAAACCTTGAGGGTCATCTCCTGAACCTATCCATATCTTTCCATTCCAATTTACTATCTTTATTTCGTTGTCTGTTTTATTATGAGTATAGGTTATTCCTGATCTGTTCATTATTCCCTTAAGAGTAGGGAGAATTGTTCTCTTTGCCATTTTATAGGATGGGGATACATACATTACTGGAATCCCTTGATTGATATAAGACAAATAGATTAGGCGTAATGCTCCTATATAGGTTTTACCCGATCCGTAGCCCCCAACCAGTATCTTTATATAATTTGGTAAATCCCAAAAAGATTTCTGGTGGTCAAGAAAACCCTTAGATGATATCCGAAATTTCAAAATCCAAAAGGGGGGTGTTTATGGATGAAACATCAAGAGATTATTAGTTCATCCGCTTCAATCTCTTGGGTTCGGATTGTTTCAGGCGATTTGCCCCAAATTCTTGAAAGTAGTTCTTGGATTGCTCGAATGTCTCCACTTTCCGCCAGCTCATACAATCTATTTAGAACAGTTTCCATTCTAGATTTTGAGTGACCCTCTTTCTTCACATCTCCCATATTCTTCAAAAGATCAGAAACCGAGTTTCTCCGACCCTTCCCAACGCTGTAAGTGTTTCCCTTCTTAAATAGGGCGGAAGGGTTACCAGATGAACCCTTTAACCATTGTCCTTTGGAGTTTCTTTTGGGTTTTTCAAAGGTCTCTCCACTTTCCCTTGGTTTAACGTGCGATTCTTCGGAGTGCCCGCCATTAATAGAATTATCTAAACTCATTTAATTCCTTTCATCTCTACTTTATACGGCTTTGTCTACCTTCTCATGAATACGGCTCACAAGTAAATCAATTACCTTGATTGTTAGATTATAGAATTAATTATAATCTATTGACTTATATATATAATATATTTATATTATGGACATGTTATCACTTAATAACGTAAATAAAGGAATGTCAACAATGAAAAATAATTGCAAAATCTGTGACCATAACGAAGAAATGAAGGAATATAACAGGGTTAATTTTCCCCATTTAATTGGAGTTGTAGATTTAAACATTAACCATAACAATCACCACTACGAAACAAGTCACGTTTGTCAAATATGCGACCAACACAAAACGAATCATAAAGATTTTAGATTTCTTGATGATGAATCAAACGATCTGAAAATCTGGATTTGTACATGGTGTCAGACGTTGTCAGACGATGCTAGACAAGATATTATTGAGTCTGGTTCGAATTGGAGACACCCCAAAAAAATAGATCCTCGAGAATATTATGCCCAGAATTGGAGGTCTTAAATGAGCTGGATATTAGTTTGTAGTTTAGCTTTTACTTGTTTTTATAGCTTTTGCCTATTCTTAATTAACATTATAAAAAGGAACAAGTAAATGCTAATCTATAAAATAAACCTTGCAGAGATAGAAGGCGGCGATAAACCCCGAAACGAAAAAGAAGGGATTAAGTTTGTCATGCAGAATATCGGGGAACTAATCCGAATTGCTTTGCTCAATGAAAATTTAGGGAAGGAGGAAAAATAAAATGACAAAACAAGAAAATTGGTTTCAATTGTAAAGCACCAAGTCAAAATGGATCTTGTTTAGACTGTCGAGCATGTTGGAATCCTACAATCAAAAATGTGTCTTATCATATCCACTAAACAATAGTCAGGAGATTAAAATGAAAAAATATAAATGTCGACTTTGTGGGTCGAAAAATGTACAAGAACTTAAATGGGTAAATGCAAATAATCAACAAATCTCACAATTAGAAGAAAATGATTTGAATGTCATTGGGACTTGGGAAAAATGTAAAGATTGTTATTCAGGTCAGCAGATGAGCATCAAACTAAAATGGCATATTGGTCCAGATTACCCATTAATAATTGAAGCTGAAAGAAACTTAGACCAATGATTAAATACACCAGTAAAATGAAATTCTTCATCAAGTTGAAGATATTGTTGCGGTTGCTGAGGAATTACTTGAATATTAAATGGAGAATTCGTCGTGGAAATTGTAAACGTTGGTGGGGCTGATATAACCAATGTATGGTATTAATAATATCTCTCTGCACACTTGCGGGAGATTTTTGTTTTTCTCACGCATACAATATTTATCTCCCACCCCCTCTGAAAATATCCTATCAGCGGGAGATTTTTGTTTTTCTCACGCATACAAGGTATATGTAAGTACATATTTTTAATAAATGATTTGCTTTATTATATATTTATATATACATTAACATATTGATAGACAAGGAAATAAAATGAACACATACGAAAAACGAGAACTATTTCAATCTAACCACACTTGTCAAAACCAAAAATGTAGTGGCTATACCAAGCAGAAACTATATAATTGTGAGGTAATAGCAGGGAACGGGATTGAGCAGGATGCTATGGTTTGCGAGGTATGTGAGACAGTGTATGATCACGATGAATTGGTAGATTGGGATACAGAACTAAACTTTTAAATCAAGGGAGCAATAATGAACAGATTAATTAAACACTTAACCGAAAATGGAATAAGTCAAGCCCACGTTATTAGACAGCTAGGTATTTCTAATATGACTTGGTACAATTATAAAAACAAAAGAACACCTATGCCGAAGGTTACGAAATTAGCTTTATGTTATGTCTTAAATATTTCCTACGATCAAGTATTTTCCACAGAAGAAGCGTGTGCATAGCATGTCGAATATATTTAAAGATATAGAAGGCGATGAGGATGTGGCAATTAAGCTACATCCAGAGTACGAAAACAATCAGCCTTGTTGCAGTGAAGATGCGATTGAAGAAGATCAAAACAAAGCTATGGGTTTAATTGTCAACTCCGACCAAATGTTGAAAGTGGCTAGACTTCTCAATATGATACAGAGTGATCTCGGTAGGATTTTATCTATATCCGAACCAGCTATTAGTCATAGCGAGGAAAGAATGGCTTTATCTTGTTTTGGTATGATTTCAGAAATTGCCGAAGAATCTCAAGCTTGTATTGAAAACTTCATGGACAACGCAACTGTTGATGGTGTTCCCATTAATGAACAAACTTATAATATGAATATTCTTGAAAAAATAATTGAAAACAAACGTAAAAGAGTAGGGGGTGCTAGATGAGTGAGCAAGTAGTAAAAATTACATTGTCTGAAACTGATCTAGATCACATTATATGGGGGTTAACGGCAATATCTACAATTCGATTACCCCTTGATCCGAAATGGAGAAAACCTTACGAGGCTAAGCTAAAGGAATTGCAAAAAATACAGGAGGAAATGATCGAGGTCAAAAGAGATAGAGAGATGATAGACGCTTCCAAAAAAGCGTTAGGAGATAGCTTTTGTGATGACTGTGATTGATAAAATAAAAGTTGTTTTTCGCAACTTGGTTACACGCATTAAACCTCAAGAGGGTAATAAGGTTTATTGTAAAGGTTGTGGAAAATATTATAAAAGGAGAGTAAAATGAGTTATACTCATATAGGAAATGTATTTGAAGAGGGTATGCCAAGTGCAGAGACAAAAAAAGATAGCCAAAACCAACAGATATTAAGGCACTTACAGAGTGGTAAAGCAATTACTCAGATAGATGCTTTTGAACTGTTTGGATGTTTTAGGTTAGCCTCTAGGATTCACGATTTAAGACAACAAGGGTATGCCATAGAAACCCAAACAACAAAAAGTAGGAACTCAAAATATGCAACCTATTTCATAAAGGAGAGAAAATGAGAGAATTGTACATTAAACTCAAGGATGGGGGAAGACCATTTCCCATTACCTTAAAAGAACCGATGGAAACAAGAGAAAATAAATTTGGATCGGTAGAACACCTATATTCTGTTGTATATCAAAACGAAACTAGGACTTTGGTTGTGAGTGATGCCTTAAACAGGCAAATATCTACACTCCCACCCAATACAAATGTTGTTATTACCCTTACAAAAGAAGGGGATAGAACAGTTTGGACAGTAATTCAAGAAGATGGGAATTTTGATGATCAATACAATGAGCTAAAAAACAAGGCGGTTAATATGCAAGGAACTTACGATCAAAAAATAAGAAAAGAGTCAGAAGGTAAAGTTAGGCACGGATTCGCGGTAGAGGCTTATAAAGCAGGTAAAAAACTAACCCCAGAGACAGCAGAAGAAATTAATTCTTGGGTTCAGTTTGTTATGTCAGGGAAAACCGATGACCTCCCGTTTTGAAAATAAGTAAATGGGATAAAGTATTTTCTCAGATAATCAGAGAGCGAGATAAGTGGAGTTGTGTGAGGTGCGGGAAATACTACGAACCCCCTACCTCAGCCTTGCACAACTCACACTATTTCGGGAGAACTAGGTTAAGCACAAGGTTTGATGAGCAGAATTGTGATGCCCTATGTCATGGATGCCATAGACATTGGGAAGTAACAGATAGAGAGTCATATAGAGCATTTAAGATAAAGCAATTAGGGGAAAATGGGTTTAACGCTTTATATGTACGATCTTATCAAACTTGCAGAAAATCAGACTACATCAACGAAATTTACTACAAAGCACTAAAGGAGAGATTAAATGAGCTTAAACAGGGGCGGTGAAAAGCCACAAAATACAGATCAAGGTATTACTCTAAACGCAGAAGTTGTTGGGGTAAAGAACCTAAAAATTGCAGGGAATTGGAGAATTGAACTAGATACCTATAACAGCGAATTAAAGGAAGTACAAAAGCTTTTAGCACTGATAAACAGGTCAGTCGCTATTGCTGTTGTACCACAAGACTAATGGCAAATAGATTCACAGATACCGAAAAATGGAAAAAGCGATGGATTCGTAAGCTTGATCCAAGAATGAAACTTGTGTGGTGTTATCTAACAGACGTTGTGGATCACGCAGGTTTATGGGATGTTGATATAGAATCATTAGAGTTTCATCTAGGAATTGAAGTAACGGCAGAAGAAATATTAAGTGTTTTTAATCGTAAGGTAATTCCAATTAAAAATGGAGAAAAATGGTTCTTACCAAAATTCCTAGAGTTTCAATATAAGGGAAAACTGTCAAGAAGAAACAACTGTCATAAGTCAGCATTAGAAAAAATAGAAAGATATGGATTATATGATATTATACAGAATAAGGGGCTAGTTCAAGATGATTTAGGGGCTATAGAAATAGAAACAGAAGTGGAAGTGGATATAGAAGTGGAAAGAAGGTTTAATCTTTTTTGGCAAACTTACCCTAGAAAACAATCAAGGAAACAAGCGTATAAAGTTTTCTTAAAGATTAACCCCGATGATGAGTTGTTAGAAAAAATGGTAACCTCTGTTGAAATGTGGAGTGTATCAGAACAATGGCAAGATAAAAAATATATTCCTATGCCAACTACTTTTTTAAACCAAGAAAGATGGAACGATGAAGTAGAGCAGGGAGAAAACATATTAGATAAATATAAGGGGATGGAATGGAAAGACTAACACCTGACAAGGCTATTTTAAAGTTGTGGAATGGTTTTGGCAGAAACCCACAGACAAAAAGAGATCAGTTTGATCTACATATGAATTGGACTCAAGAAAAGTCATCGAAAGCAATAGAAGAAACAGTAGATTTTATTTTGAACAACGAGGATACATTTCCTACTATATCAAAACTCAATACTGTTTATAAGACATTTGAAAAGTCTACACCAATAGATTATAAAACTGATAGATGCTTTTTTTGTGATGGAACAGGTGTGCTTCCTTACTTGTACTCTCCTGATGGTGTTCATAATACATATCACACAAGATATTTGGCTTGTAGGTGTTCAGCAGGGTTATCGTTAAAACTACCCGCTTTCTTTGAGACAAAACAACCTCAGTTTGATATGTACCCAAAAGGAATGAATTATACACAATTTGTTGAAATGAAAAAAACCGAACTAAACAGGAGTCTAAATGAGAAAAAACAAACAGATCAATAGGTTGTGTCTTTTAATTGGGAATGCAATAGGAGAAAGTATTGAAATAGACTTGCACGACAGGGGAGACTATCACTTGTCTAAAATATCAGCAAGTAAATTAGTTGCTCTCATTATGTCAATTATTGATAGAGATTATGATGATGTTGATTCAATAGAGTTTGAAAACGCAATCAAAAGTACCTATCATTATGAAAGACAGAAAAGGTTAGATAGGTTTGAGAAACTGCAGAGAGAGTTAGCAGGATTAACACCTTGAACTTTATAAAAAGAAAGAATCATGCCTAAATATTCTAAATTAAAAAAATGGAAGTTTCCCTATGGAAACATAATAGAGAAAGATCAACCCATTGACCCACAATATGTAAAGGATTTGCGTACATTGTTTAATTCTAATGGTGTTAATGGTTGGTGGTGGTATGAAGGTTGTAAGCTAGATGTTGTACCTATGCAGTTCAGAACCTCGAAAGGCAAATATTAAAGAAGTACGGAATGGGGGCTCGCAGATCAGCATTCTTCCCAAAAGCTTGGAGCTAAATTCCACCGAACAAAAGGTAAACAATGGAGGTATTATGTCTACTCGTAATAAAAATAAAAAGTTTGCATATTTATATGCCCTAAAATCAATTCTAAGCTACTTTATCAGTTTAAGTAAGGGTAAGTATCCAAAAAAACCCGATCATTCAGCAAAGAAACCGTTATTATGCTTACAATGTAATTCGGTACTTGGAGTTGAATGTGGATATGCAGAACCCGACTTTTCTGATAAGTTTTGCTCTATTGGTTGCGTAAATAACCATATTTTACAACTTAGGAAGAAAATCGTAATATTAAGATCACAGGTAAAGCACCAAAAAAAGCTTTATAGCGAATTGTACTTTCAAAGTATTGAACCTTTTCGGCTTAACTAAGGAGATATTATGAGTGTAAAGAAACAAATATTCCAAGAAATGTGGGATCAGAAACTCGCAGAAGATGATTTTGATGTAATAACTAATTGGATATTAAATGATTGTGACGATCCACATGACGAGATTCAATGGTTATTACAGCTTTTATATGGAGATAAGAAGCCACAGGGAAAGTTAAGCCTGAGAGATGCTTATGCAGATGTTTTTAGACATATAGCAAAGCAATAGCTATATGAACAAACTAAAAGAAATATTTATGATGTTAGCTATTGTTCTGCCAATTATTCTTTGGTCATATTTAGTTCCAATAATGATTCTGTTTATTGCAATAATATTGTTATATTCTATGTAAATGAAAAATTATAGCACTAACAAAGAAATTCTTAATTATGTTGAAAGTAGGCTAGACTTAGGTAATATTAGGTTTGGGGGAGAAATGCCTATTAATGGAAAGTATAATGAAGAAGATGCTTTAGAAGAACTCATAGATGGGTTAATATATTTAAGTAACAAGGCTTTATACATTAAAAAACAAAAAAAATGTTCGAACCTTGCCCAAAAATAGAGATGAAGATTTGTGGGTTCGCAGGAACAAGTAAAAAGGTGTTGCATTGTGGGTTAATGTTCGGATCGCTTGAAGCTACAAGTGTTTCAAATATTCCTAAATGCACAAAGGAAATGACTGTTACAGAAATTAGAGAACACATAAAAAGGTTTAGGGCTTATTAATTATATAATAACACAGTTACAAAAACCGTGAGTTGTAACCAATGTAATGTCGTTAGTAAGCCTTAAAAATTATGGGAAGACATAAAATAAACCTCACAGATGTTACACTAAAGTTAGAGCAAAAGTATTCTCCAAAATCTATTGTGAGGGGAGATACAGAAACAGGTAGGTCATACATAAACCTTATTAAGCAAAAAAATTACAGGACATTAACAAATTTTGGATCGTTAAACTCAACAGAGTTTATAATTGAGCAACTTGAGAAATCAAAAAAACCTTATGTTGTTGAACTGAAACCATCAACAGTTTCTAAATATATTAGAATTTGGACAAGGTTTCCTGACAGCTATGGAAGGAACGTATAATTTTTTTTCTTTTAAAACCATATTATAGCTCTTATATTTTTAGGGGTAGTAATCAAAGACAATCATCACATACACTCCAATCACATCGCAAACCTCTTTTTACTACCCCCCCCTCCTTTAAAATTAGGGAACGAAAGGTAATCCCTGTGGAGATCAGGGGGTCTGTTGTACCTGTTTACAAACTTTCCCCCTGATTAAATATGAACTGGGCAGAAAGCAAAGCTATTATTGATCCCTGTCCTATGTGTGGACATCACGACCCAATTTTTATAGACGAAATTGAATCAGCTAAAAAAGCCTACGATATAATTAATTTTATACGAATAGGAAGAAGGTCAAAAGAGTTTCTTACTAATAGAGAAAATGAAATTTTTGACTTACGAGATGGTGGATTAAAATATAGAGAAATAGCAGAAACACTTGATCTCCATATTTCTACTGTGCAGGAATATTATACTAGAGCTTTAAATAAATTAAAGTTATTAGCAGATCAAATCTCTTCTACAATCTGAAGCTTACAGGAATATCTTTCTAATGCAACTTCTGTTATATTAGTAGAACCACCTAATCTTCCATAATAAAAAGTAGGCGTAGCAGAGTCAGAGTTTAGGCTAAAATGAAATGGTAGTCTTCTGCCCTCTACAATATCAAAAAAAGTTTCAAAGTTGCTTTTTGCAGTTGCATCGAATAAATTAAAGTTTAAAGACCACACCCTTTTCCTTCCGAATCTTTTAGTAGAATATGATTGACCACCTTGTGATGTATTAACTGTAACCCCAGAATATTGATTATCATACCCCACTCCTAAGTCTGGTCTAAAAGGTGCTGTAAATTTTTTACCCATTGTAATTTCGCCAATAGTTATATCTGCCGCATAATTATTTGATGAAGCCCTATCTAAATGCAATCTTCTATAAATACTGTTTGCGTTTGATGAGGTAGTAGTAATAACAGTTATCCCATCTGCAACTGGATCGGTAATAATATGTGAGCCTACTGTACAAGCGGCTGTTGCACTTCCAAGTGTTCCCGAAACAGCAGAAGAAAGTCCTACTAAATCACCAGTTCCAGTAAGATCACCTGATCGTATTTCAATGGCCGAGCCACCTGCTGTTGCTGTATCTAAATTATGATTATCTATTATAAAAAAGTCCCAATTTGCAGCATCAATGTTAGAAGCTGTATCTGCCGATGTTAAGTCAATAGCGGCATCACCAGACTCACCGTTTGTATCAATGGTTAATTTAGCAGACCTTCTTCCATCGGCTACATCATTACATTGATCCCCGTCTGATAAACTTGTTCCATCACTTGCTGTACCGTTTTGACCTACCAAATCAGGTTTACCTGAAGCATGACCATACCTTAAGTTATATGGTGGATAAAAAGTTACTTCTGTTACTGCCATTATACTTCCCTCGCACTAATGTTAATTTCTCCAAGCCTTCTACTTAAAGATGTAATAATAAATACTTTGCTAGTCCAAGCATTACCAAAAAGCTTACAAGGCATATTATCGTTATCAAAACCAATAAAATTACCAACATCTAGTAGCTTATCGCTACCTGTTTTAAAATAAGAAGGGTTTATTAGCCTAAAAGAAATTTTTGTTTTTATATCTCCAAATATACTATTATAATATTCAGCAAACCCACTATTCCTATTTCCAGTAAATCCAGTAGTACCAATGTTGCCAACAAGCATATCTAAAGATATTTCAGTAATATTTTCTTTTGCAGCTATATTCCATTTTGTTCTTGGAAGTGTACCACTTGCTAAAGTAGATGTTTGTGTAGAAAAATATCTGCTTTCCGCAGGATGTTTTTTATAACTAATATTCATCTTAGTTATTAGCTCTTCTAATGCGGTATGAGAAATTTGTAGGTTTTGAATATCATTTTTATCAAGAGTGATTTCAGCAGAAGGTGAGTTTGCAATATGAATATAATGCGAACCAGAACTAGGTGTAAACCTAAAAATAAAACCTCCTTCAAATTGCATTTGATCTAATACGCTTCGTAGCTCTACCTCTTTTAAAGTCCACCATCTAATATCCCAACCATCTCTTGCTGTATCAAGATCACTCCATCCTGTGGGTGTAGTGGTTGCTAAACCTGCATATCGAACTAATAAATCTCTATGAGCTTGATGGACTTCTCCAACTGCACCACTTGAACCAGAATAAGTCTCATTTAACCCATCATTTGCGACATAAAGTTTGTCTGCTGGTTCATCAGTAATTCTTTGGGTGCGACTAAACACATCATACAAATTAAAAACTGCGTTTAATGTTCCTGTTGTAGAAGTGTCGTCTGCTGTAAATCGTACAGTCAATGATACTGTGTCAGTAGAAGTGGTAAGGTTAAAATATTTTGTTATTGTACTTAGCGTTGATGTTTTAGTTTCAGAAAAAGAATTACCATCGGTGTCAACAAGCAACTTTACACCACTCAAATCTCCCGAAATACTACTTATGGTAATCCCGTATTTAATCCCCAAAACATTAATCGTATCATTAATTAAAATCTGTGAGCCGTTATCATGTGCAACTGCTGTTGTTCCTGCAAATCCACGTTCAACAGTTAGGGTGTTTGAAGAAATAGCAGTTACTCTCATCTGTTCTTCATTAATCTTTATAATGTCATATACCGTTACGTTAGATGCACTAGTAATATCAATAGCTGTCTCAGAATTGCTAATCGCTTCATTAGCAGTTGTTCCTAAAAATCTAAAACTGTCTGATCTGTTCCCCGATACGCTAGGAAGTTTAAATACATAACTAGCTATATGTATATTGTTTGCGTTAGACTGATTTGAAGTAAAAGTCGCAAGTGTGGAATCGTCAGCATCTATAGCGTTTGCTATGTTTGCTACAGTTACACCACTATTACTAGTTTCTTCAGAGCTATCTGCCCGATGTAAAAATGATCGCTTTTGAAAAGGCTCAACTTTAGCGTGATGAGCATTATCTGTATTGACAGTAGCAGCTTCTGCATTTTCAAGAGGCACAAAGACATCAAGACCTTTTTCATAAACAGCTAATTCTCCACTCCCAGATGTGGTAACTCCGTCAACATATAATGATTTACCATCACTTATCTTATTAAAAGGAACAGGTCTATATGCTTCACTAGAAAGACTAGAAGTATGTAATGGGTTAGCAAAAGTAGTGGCAGCATTTTCTGTAAAATCACCATATGATACAGGAATTAAAATATTATTGGAGGTTGTCCTGTCTTGTGGAATAGTAATATTATCCCAAGGTCTATGAGAAACAATCTCAAATCTTACCCTATCGTCAGTATGAGTTGTAGCAACAAGTCTGCCCTGATATATTTGAACACAATTACTTAAAGAAGTGTCTCCATTTAATTGAGAGTATATTTTTACAACATGATTTACATAATACCTGCTACCACCTAATACTTCTTCAGACAATAAACCATTTTTATAGGGAAAGTTTGCTACATCTAACGATACGTTAGAACTAGAAGCGGTAGAAGAGGCAAGATCAATAGATTCTCTTATGGATGGAAGGTTTAAAACAGCACCGTAATAAAACATATCAACGGTAGTGTCTTTATAAGAAAGAGCTATGCAGTTAGTAGCATTAGAAGTATCTGTATCATAAAATATTTTAAACAGCCAATTTTCTTCATAAGGTTTTCCAGCCTTATCTAAATAAGCAGAGGGAACGCTGATGCTCATACAAGACCTCTTCTCCTTGCTCTTTGAATAGCAGGAATAATAGAGTCAACAACTGTATCATCTACAAGGGGTGCATTAATATTAACTGTAACACCTGACGATGCCCCTGCGTTGATTGCTTCAGCCGTTTCTACCCCTATATTTCTTACAGCATCTTTTGACAAAACAAACTCTCCTGATTGAAGCATAGCTGGTACTTGATCTCCAATAGTAGTTCCACCAACAGCACCACCTACGGCAAACTTTTGAGACTTAATTGCTTGAACTCTTGCCAACCCTGCCGCATAAGCACCTCCAGCCGCTACAATACTAAAAGGATATGGATAATCTTTCATAGCCCTAGATGCTCCTGCATGAGCATTTATCATAGCCTCAAATGCTGCTAAAACTTGAGCCAACTTTGCAGTTTTTTTGTTCGTTGCCGCTAGTTGAGCAAACCCAGATAACCCTTGAGCAGTAGCTTTTAGCTTTGATTCTGCAAGTTTAATTTCTGCATTTACTAGCTCATTTTTAATTTGTTTATCTTGAATCTGAAGTCCTATGTTTTCTTGCAATCCCTTATTTACTTCTTCTTGTGTCTTTCCAAATGTCTCTGTAAGCATATTATTAAATTCTATCTGTTTGCTCCTAGCTATTTCCACCTGAAGCGAACTTCCCTTTAGGGCGTGTTCAAATTCTAATGACTTTGCTGCTTCGACAGCAAGAGCAGTATCTAGTTTCATTAGTTGGATTCTTTGTTGAAGAGTTCTATTAATTTCTCCTTGCCCCTTAATATTAGGAGTAAGCTTCTGTGCTGTAATGTCATATAGTTTTGCAGCCTCTGCCATTTCTTGATTTATAGTAGCAAGACCATCTTTATACTCTTGTGTAGTTATCTTGCCAAATGCCTGTTTATACATTAAACTCAGTTTTCCCAGTTCTATTGTAAATAGATGTACACCTTTGATTCCCTTTAAAACAATTTCTTTTTGAAAAATCTCAAATGGCACAAGCACTCTTCCCATTACTTCAGACAAATCTCCAAGTTTCATCTCCATTTGTTTTAGCTCACTTGACCTAAGTTCACGAAGAGCTTTTTGATTTCCTTCTGATGCTTGTGTTAAAACGTCTAATATAAATGCAAATTCTTCTGTTGAACCTTTGGCTCTTGCTTGAGCTAGTGAAAATTGATCTATATTAATACCAAGCCTACTCATCATTCCCACTTGACCCTTCATAGTCTGACCAACAGCTCTAGTAACAGTTTCTAAACCATTTTGTCCAACGGAAAGGTCTAAAATATGTGGAATTAATTTTGCTATTGCAGCTTCATTTGCACCAAATTGAGTCAACATCGCCATTTGAGCAATAATTTGTTCATCGCCAAATTTTGAAGATGTCTGTAAGGCAGAAGCATATTGGATTAATCTTTCACTAGCCTGTTCTGCATTATTGCTAGTTCTTTGCAGTCCTATCGCCAAAAGAGTTTCTGCCTCTATTTGTTGTATAAACGCTTCTGTTGTTTGCCGACTAGCCCTTCTCAGTCCAGCAGTTGCAAACGTAGCAAGAAGCAATATATTTCTAAGTTGACCGACACTTCTTCTTAGCCCCGCAGTTGCAACTCGCATACGACCAAACCCCTTAGAGGTTGTAATGGCTCTATCACCAGCTCCTTTTACTGATGTGGCAAAAGCTTCTAATTGCTTTTGTGCTTCTTTAGCACCAACTACTGCAACTACTAATTTTAGTTCGCTTTTAGCCATTTTTTTCGGCTTGATATTTTTCACAAGCCACAATTTCATTTGCTATAATTTTAAATTGATCTAAGCGAATAGAGTTCGCAGAGTCGAGAGAGGTAGAGACAGGAATGTTAAAGGCTTTACACACAGTATAGTCATCAATTACATCGTACATCCAATGCTCTGTAATATAATCTGGATTAGTAAAAGACGGAAGGAGATGGTAAAGTTCTTGACCTATGGTTCGTTTCGACTTTTCTTTTATCTCTTGACATAACATATCTACTTCATCATCTATATCTTTTTGCGTTTCAAATTTTTTGCGAGCATAAGAAGTCGGGGATTGAGCAGAGTAAGGAAGCCTAAAGGTGGTCTTGGGTATGCCGAAAAACCAAAACCATACTGCAACACTCAATCCCCTGACGTAGGGGGGTCTATTCCAAGATAATTTTCAAAAACAGCTTGTAATAAGCTGTCTAAATCTGGTATAGCCAAGCTATGTGCTTCTTTTAACTCTTCTAGCCCTGACATCTTTAATACTTCGTCTAAAATGTCTTGATAGGCTTCTACTGCTTCAAGAGATTCGTTATCTTGCGAAGCAAATCTTCCACTAAGCCTTTGAAGCTTTCTTTTTTCAACTAAGGAAATATCCTTTATTTCCCATTCTCGGTCTACGGCTTTTATTATCATAAGAGACTCCCATGTTAAGATACTGAAATACTAACCACGTTATTTGCCAAAGCTGTATCAAGGAAGAAAGCTCTAAACGGCATTGATTGTGTCATAAAGCTATCTCCAACTTCAGGTTTTGGATTATCAAATTTAACCTTTGGAAGGCTAATTGTAAAGTTACTAGCACCAGTAATTGTAAGAGAAACATAATCTGCTGATCCAATAAAATCATCGTATAAGAAGTCTATATTATCATCTCGTTTTACATTAATTGTACCACTAACCTCATAACCACCTGTCATAGCATATCCATAAGGTAGGAATGTTTCTGTGCCTGAAGCTGCTGATGCAGGAGTACAAGCAATTCTCACAATTTCTCTTGAAATAGTAAGGTCATATCCTAAAAGAAAAAGCTCTCTATCGCTACCGTCATTGACCACACAAGTTGTGCTTGTTAATCTTTTCGGTGTTCCGAGATCAAATGCTGCGGTAGAAGCAAGATAGGCAGTAGCCACTTGCTCAGGTTTATAAGCACTTACAAAGCTTGTAGTTACCGAGAGTTCACCACCCTCTGTTCCGTGATCTTGTGCAAGTGTTACGCTTGTACCAAGACAGGATTTATACAGCATATTTGTATTGGAAGAATCCGATGACGCATTTTTAATTAAAAGATCAGGTGCTAAAACTGTTGCGGCTGAACCATGAACCATAGAAGTTGGACTGAAAGTTCCTGCTAGTGCCGCATCGGTTACACCATCTTCAAAAACAGCATTTGTAGAAGCAAGAACAGAAAAAGCCGAACCTCGTAGCGTTGCATCAATTTGATACATTTGAGTATCAGCTCTGCTATATCCTTGCGATGTTCCCTCAACATATAGACCTGATCGAGTAGCTGACACTTCTAACGGAGCAGATACATCATCTACTGAAATTTCTGTAGCTTGAAGCCCCTTCCAAGCGTTACCACTTGCCGTTCCAACAGCAGTTCCTAAGTTATGATTATTGTCAGTATCCGTATGATCTGGTATCCACAGCTCTAAATTGTTTGATGTTTTAAAAGTTGTATCAGTTGCCATTTTTCTCTTCCTTTATTTTCTTTGGCTTTTGCTCTTGTAAATGATCTAAGAGTTCTTTTGGTGGATCAAAGTCAACTACTCCTCCATGCAAAAGAATCCTATGTTTTTGTGGAGACAAAATCATAAAGTCATTTTGCTCTAATTTTTTATAACTTGCTTTGGCTTTATACTTCACAGAATCTCCTAGTTAAGTGTTTTTGTTGAAAATACCTCATAATGGTCAAAAGACGTATCGAACTCAAGAATACCTAAACTTGGGATTGCAGCTTCTTGATCGCTAAAAGTAGGATTGTAATTAACATTATTAATTGTGCCGTTATGATACCTGTATTCTGTTAATAAATTCCAATATTCAATATTCATAGTAAAAGTTGTTACCGTAGTTGAAAATGTTACTTCCGAATTTTCTGGGTCTGGATCATTAGCAAAAATTCTCTGCAGTCTCTCAGCCATATTCATCAAAGGATCAAGATTTTGATGTTTACTATACCCATCCCTTCTATAATAATAGCGAATGTTGACAAAGTATCTTCGTAAAGTTCCGTGTGGATACAATGCAAGAAGCTCTGTATTAACAGGCATAATATTAAAAAAAGCATTAGCCCTGTATTGAAACGGTTTATCAAAATACACAGCTAAACTTGTATTATTAGTAATTAGCTTTTTCATTTCGTTAGTTGCTTTAAGAAAATGAAAATCGTATAAAGGTACGTCAGCCATGATAACTCGTTGATATAGAAGAGTTTAACCGTCTTCTCTTATAGGGATACCTTATGGCATTAACATTTTTTGGAAGCCCTGTTTCAGGATGTTCTGCACTAATATCTAATTCCCACTCATCGTTAGTTGTATATACGCCCATACTAAACTGAACATACATACCGTGTCCAACAGCCTGTAAATCACCATTAATTGCCTCTGCACTTGTGGATAATTGTACCTTATATCCATTTTCATTTTTTACATAGGTGGAAAATGTAACACTTGTATTCTCGCTACCGTAAGAAACTGTACCGCCATTAGCAATAATAATTTTAACTCTATCAGTTGAAGATGGACTTCCTTCTACGTTAATAATTGAACCTGTGCTACTACCACCATACGTTACAGGATTAACGATACCTTTTTTCTTGGAGAAATCAGTTTCGTTCCAAAGTCTTATCTCACCTCGTTTAATTTTATCTAGATAGCCACTTTCTTCATCTATGTCGTAAGCGTGTTTTTCAATTTCTTCAGCTCGGTCAGGATCATATGGTCTTACTAAATATGCACACGCAATAATAGCATTACACCTAATGATAATGTCCTCAAAATCTCTAGTAGTTGATCCTTGAACACCAACACCTCTTCGTTTATAAATAGGTTTACCAAGATATGACCTAATAAATTCTGCCCCTCTTTTTATAGCCTCTGTTTTAAGCTCAGAGTAATCTCTACCACCCTCTACAATATGATGAGTCATAGGGTTATTAGAAGAATGTACATAGGTAGTATCTGTAGAGGTATCGTAAAACCATTCTCCATCTGTATCTACATCACTTAATGATGATTGAGCATCACCAAGATCAAAGTTGTCTCTAAATAAAGTGTCAACGGTTCCTGTTGAACCTGCTTTAAAAACATTATCTCCATGATGTATCCAGCCTGTGATAGGAATTTTTCTATCAAAAGCCTGTATATCAGGTACTACAAACTCTAGGTCAGTAGTAGTATTACAAAAAAAGTCTTCGTATGAACTCATGCTTCAGCCCCTTTTAAGAATTCGGGATCAACTAAAGATGGAATATCTATCTCAATTTCAATGACCCGAATAATCTCTTCTATGTAGCAAATAGCCATATCTTCATCATCTTTATAACATGATTCTTTATAGCCTACTGCTAGTTTTTTTAATTCTAAAATTGCTTCTCCCAAGTTTAACGGTGTTTTAGTTTGCAACAATTTCTTGCCCCCAGACTGATGCTTTTCCTTTTTGGATATCAATAACCTCAATTTGAAAATTTCCATTACTTTGCCAAGTTATAATGCCAAACGCATGACACCAATTATGAAGCCTTCCTCTTAACCACTTATTCTTGTCTCCTGACATGTTTTTTAAACAACCCATTGACCACGCTGCTATTGTGCCTGAGTCAAGCTTTGTAAGAGTATGTCTTTGAACATCATGTGTATGTCCGTAGCAAATGTTTGACCCGTATGCTTCAAGATGTTTCTTAGCGTGATAGGTAGTTGCATAAGCCCCATGAATAAAGTTGATTTTGCCAAGTTTTAGTGGTTTGTTATGCTCATAATATTTGTACCCTCGTTCATCTAATAAACAAGCTTTGCGAAAAGTATAGCCTTTAAGATATGGGAATTTTTCGACAAACATATCAAGCCATTCATCGTGATTCCCCTGTAACATATACCTTGTTTTGCATTTTACTTTATCTAAAGCTCTGTCAATTTTATCAAGCCCCTCATTTACCAGTTCAATCTCTTCATCTATGAAAGGTAACTGGTATTCAAGTGGAGGGCATTTCCTTCGTTTCCACCTCCACGCACTAACACTTTCCCACTCTCCAACATCTCCTAAGTTAATTGCAATATCAGGCTTAATAATTTGTATTCCTTGTAGTAAAACCGACAATGCTTTATCGTCTACTAAAGGAAAATGCTGATCTGATATTACAACAGCTCTTTTCACTTACTTATGTTGACAAAGCCCTCCTATACCAACCAAACCAAAATTTATCTAATGTAGGTTTCCTGCTCACAAGGTCAGCATAGTATCGTACTCTAAAGCTTCGTACTCTTTCTGCTTCAACAAACTTACTTGCATTAGCTGTGTTAATGCCTAATAAGCCGTCTACTTCTATTTTTTCTTTGTTCTTATGGTTACAAGCTTGTTGTAATATTTTACAAGCCCTTCTTTTCCCCATATTAACAGCCATATCAAAATAAATGTTCCATAAGCTCTCAGGTAAAATTTCTACCTTAGAAAGCTTCCAATAGTGATCGTAATATATTTTAATAGCATCGCTACGAGTTAGATTTTTAATGTCTACGTCAGGAAAAGCTTTTTTGGAAATACCAAAATTAGTCTCCCCACCAGGGTCTTTTGGGTCATTAACATAGCCCCCTTCGTGCTTTAAAACTATTTCAACCGCTTCTTGAAAAGCCATTATTTTTTCTTCTTATTCTTTTTTGGAGGTCTGCCACGCTTACCTTTGTAACTTCCTTTTCCTGTCGGCACTATTTCTTTCCCTTCAATACTTTTGCACCAGTTAACACCTTTTTAATTGAAGCCCATAATAAGTCATCCATTTTAGATGGTGAAAGAGCTACAATCTTATCAATTACGAGTATCCCAATAGTAACATATTCCCAGTTATTTAATAGAATATCCATTAGATATATCTCCTATGTTATTTAATTTTTTTCACAGCTTAATAAGGACTAAGCATAATCCAATCTTCTGCGTTAAAATAATCTGCTGTTGCCACAGAATCTTCCTGAACTTCAGTAGAGTCTGTTTGAATGTCTGCCTCTTCTGTCTTCAAAGTAATTTCACACCCTGTAAATAGCATTATCATCGCCATAATAAAAAACATCATCAGCATACCTATAAAAATATTGCCAAAATTTTGCCTTAAATTATCCACATTAATCTCCCATAACTACCCTAGTAACAAAAGCAAGAACAGCACCAAGAATAATACCAAGAAACGAACCAACCCCCTGCAACCACGATACCTTTTTCTCAAGATTAGACTGTTCAGCGTTGAGTCTTCCAATATTGTCTTTAATCCAGCGTACATCTGTTTTTACAGAAGATAAATCCTCTGTTATGCGTTCTCGCCAATCAATCAGTTCTTTGCCGTTCACTATCTACTTCTTCTTCCATAAAAATCCATTTTGTTTTACTAGGCGTTGACACCCATAGATCAACAGAGTTAGGAGTGTCCCCCAAAATATGTGAGGAAACGTATCTTTTATCGCTGACAGCATCATCGCACTTACAACTGCAATCGCACCCACAAGTACAGGGTCTTTTCTCATCTTGCACTTCCGTTAATCCTTCCCTTTAGAAATGAAATACCATCGGATACATCATTCATTTCTTTGACAATGTCTTCTCGATGTCTTGCTGTCGTTTCATCAGACCTATTCCAACGATTGATCAGGGCAATTACCTTGTCATCTATTTCTTTTAGTTTTCCCATTAGCGTTTTTTGAAGAAATAAAATTTGACCTGCAAATAAAGCAATAACCACCCCGATTGCCCCATACTCAGCAAAAATCTCAATCATCTTTTTCTGTTAAAGCTTTAGACAAAGCACTTACAAACGCATTTCTTCCAATCTCCATTTGTTGTAAGTTAAACTTTGCCGAGTCTACTTTTCGGTTTAAGTCGTTAATATGTGCTAACAAGACTTTTTGATCGTCTGTCATATCATTAATGTTGTATTCTACTCCATTTAAGTTAAGAGTAGGTTCAGATGTCGTGTCTTTTTTGTTTTTTGTCATTTCGACTCCTTACCATTTTACTTTATTTACCTAATATGCGGATGAAAACTTACCTTTGCGAATATTTTTGTGCCAATGCATAAACTTTCTCACTTAGTCTTTCAATCTCTGCCTGATGAATTGAAATCCTTTCTTCTATAAACCTAATACTTGTGTTTTGTACGTAATCGCTTGAGATAGGTGCATCCTGACTCTCTAGAATAGTTGTCTCAATGTCTGTGATAGATTCTTCATGCTTTCCAGTAACAGTTTCAAGAAAAGAAATGCGATTAGACAGTTCACTAAAACCCCATACTCCCAATACAATAGCTGTAAGTATTTGAATAAGGAAGGAAAGGCTAAATGATACACCTGACGACTCTTGTATTTTACTCACAATACTTTAATTTTGTTTGCTCATCAGACCAACAAGGAGTCGTAAGTCAGACTTAATTTCACCTAAAGAAACTTTAACTTCTGACATCGCCTTTGCATTATCCTCATGTCGTCTGCCAAATTCATTCTTAACCTCATAGAGACTGAACACTATAAAACGATAAAGGGCATATATAGCTGCCCCTAACAATATTACGGGGAGTCCATATTGTTCAATTAATCCTAATACTGATTGAGCATCCATTTATTTCTTACCCTTTGATTCTTACTTATTATAGATATAGTAAAAATCTATACCACTTTCTAAGTTCTTTTGTTTGACCCAATGACTTGGAATAATTGCACTTGTACGAACAGGTACTTGCCCAAGCAATCCAACAATAGCCCACTCTTTCGGTCTATCATTTCTTGCTATATACGGGATAGAAGGATCATAGCTATCACTATACTTTCTACGCTTTCCTGTAGTTTGTTTGAAGTTAGTGGCTGCTTTTTCTTCCTCAGTAGAGGGAACAACCACAGGCACTTTATTTCCTTCTTTATTAAGATAAAAATTAGATTCTTTTGTATGCCACCCTTTATCTCTGCCTACATCAGCTCGTAATCTATAAGCTGGAATTTCGTCCTGATGATACCCATGACGATAAAGACCCTTACCATTTGCTCCCAATTCATCCCATGCTACATTTGTATAATCTTCCATTTCATACTCATTCCACACATTACGAACATATTTGTCTTTCCATTTCAGACCATCTCCATGAACAGCTGTTCCCCTAGGTCTTATTACTCCTAATATTTTATCTTCTTCCCCTGCTTCTGCAAGTCTAATCTTATCGCCATCTAGCACAACACTCATTCCATACATATCTTTTACCGCATCATCAGAATCAAGCTCTGTTTTCCATTCAAAAAACTCAGCATAATCCCATTGATTATCTATCCATCCACCATCGGCTCTAGCGTTACCATCTGAATCAAAACGAAAAGTTTGACCTGCGGTATTATCATTAAAATTTAATTCTAGTTGAGCACTTGCATTATGTTTGAAGTTGGCAATATCCTCAGAGTCATCACCTTGATCTGCGTAAAAATATAATATCGCATGCTCGTCTTCACCACCAGCAATATTTAGATTAGTATTATCCGTACTGCCAGCCCCGATATGGAAATTAATTCTTCCTTCATTTGTACCAAATCCTTGTGTAGCACCCTTGTTAATCTGACCATCACTTTCACCGTCCAACAAGCCCATCCAAATATCATTACCTGTTCCCCAAACAATTCCTTTGTCATCGTCTAGATGAAGGTCTGAATTAAATTCAGCTAATCCAGCAACAATAAGTGTTGAAGCCATATCAACAGCACCGTCAATATCCACCACGTCAAGATTAGCCGTTCCATCTACGTCAATATCCCCGCTTATATCTAACGTAGCTGCGTCTATTTCACCTGCGACTGTTACTAATCCGTCTGCAACAGTTATCAAATCAGTATCATCAGTATGCCCAATCGTTGTTCCATTAATTAATACATTATCAATATCAAGAGAACCACCTGAAATAAGTCCAGTTGTAGTGATCGTTGAACTGCCTGTATCAATACTTCCAAATCCTGATGTGATCGAACCGCTATTTAACGCACCTGTTGTTACTATATTCCCACCACCTACGTTATGACTTGCAAAATATGTTGAAACTGTATCAACATTAGTCATACGCATAGTGCCACCATCATTGATTAAGATACCATCACCAGATGCTACGGCTGTCGTGCCTCTAGCTGTGCCACCATCTATTAAATTTAATTCGGATGCTGTGGCTGATACTGCCGTGCTACCCAACACTAACTGTCCGTCAGGTACAACTACTCTAGCCGCACCATTAAAAATCAGATCGTCTGCCGATGTATCCCATGTTATATTAGCCGAAGCTGTATCTCCGTAGAATATAATATCATAACCTTGATCATTAGCACCAACTGTAACTGTATTGTCAATTTGTACCGCACCATCTATATCTACTGCATCAAGGTTTGATGTGCCGTCAATATCTATATTTCCACTAATATCTAACTCTGTAGCAACTACTTTATTATTAAAAGTTGCAGCACCTGCTTCTGACCCATCTAAAGTCAGCATCGTAATATCAGAGTTATTATCTGTACCTTTAAAAATAATATCTGTGTCATTAGCAGCAGCATCAATGGTTATATCTCCAGAAGATGTTGAAAGGGTGACTGCTCCATCACCTACAGTAAGATCGTCAGCAGCAATACTTCCACTTGTATAAGCGTTCAAAGCTGTAACAGCTACCTGTTTCATCGTTCCGTTATCGTTAAGAATAATTCTGTCATCATCAGCTATAGTAACTGAAGAAGCACTATTATCTCCATCAAGAATATTTAGCTCTGCCGTAGTAGACGTCATTGTATCTAAGACATTAAGTTCAGCCGCAGTAGTGGTTACTGCTGTTCCACCAATAAGAAGCTTATCTTTAACAATATCAACAACAGCCCCACCTGCTGTCAAAAGTTTATCAGCACTTTCATCCCACAATAAATAAGCACCAGAGGTATCTCCAAAAAGTTTTACATCTTTACCTGTTCCATCAACCCCTACTGTAAGTGTACCATCAAGCTGAACATCCCCATCTATATCTACATCATCTAAATTAGCTGTGCCGTCTATGTCAGCAGCTCCAGAAATATCTAAAGTAGTAGCATCTAATTCACCTGCTACTGTTAGAACACCACTTGCAACAGTTATTAGGTCTGTATCTGATGTGTGTCCTATAGTAGCTCCGTTAATAATAACATTATCAACAGTAAGAGTAGTAAGCGTTCCTAAACTTGTAATATTACCTTGAGCCGCAGTTTGAAGTGTGCCTGTTACATTCCCTGTAACATCTCCTGTTACATCTCCTTCTAAGTTGGCAACAATAGTTCCTGCTGTCCCTGATACTACATCCGAGCTAAAGGAAGCATCTGGAATATAAGTAAGCTTCGGTG